TCTACCTCGCTCCTGTTGAGTGGGACCGCACGATCACTGACAAGCTGAAAACTCGTTCGCCAATTCGTGAAAACGCACAGACGATCACGATCTCTGGTCAGGGTTTCAAGCGACTGTATAATGATCGCGTGCTTTCCAGCGGCTGGGTCGGTGAAAAGGTCGCTCGTCCAGAGACGACCACTCCGGGCTTCACTGAGCTTTCGTTTGATGTTGGTGAAATGTATGCCAACCCTTCGATCACCCAGACTGCTCTGGACGATGCCGCCATTGACTTGGAAAGTTGGCTGGCTGGTGAGGTCAACTTTGAGTTCGCTCGTCAGGAAAACATCGCCTTTCTTTCCGGCGATGGGGTCAACAAGCCTTTCGGCCTGCTGACTTATGTTGCGGGTGCAGCCAACGCAGCCAAGCACCCGTTCGGTGCCATTCCAGTTGACACGACTGGTGATGGTGGCATCGGCACCAAGTTGGCAGCTCTCGGCAGCTCCGACAAGCTGTATGACACCATCTATGGCCTCGATAGCGAGCGTTCTGCGGATGCAAAGTTCTATATGAACCGCAAGACACTCGGTGTTTATCGCCAGATGAAGGGTGGTGATGGCAACTATCTGTGGCAACCGTCTTACCAGTTGGGCCAGCCGTCCAACTTGGCTGGCGTCCCTGTCGTGGATGTTTCGGGCATGCCTGAAATCGGTGCTGATGCAATCATCGGTCTGTATGGTGACATGCGCGAGACCTACCTGATCATCAATTGCGTCGGCATCCGACTGCTGCGCGACCCATATACCAACAAGCCATTCGTGATGTTCTACACGACCAAGCGCGTTGGCGGCGGTGTTCAGAATCCTGAGTTCATGCGCGCCATCAAGGTGGGTGCATAACCAGCTGTCCCTCTGTATAGGGATTTTGGGGAGGAGGAGGCCATTCTCCCCCTCCCCTTTTTTGAAAGGAAATTGAAATGGCTACCAAGAAGAAAGAACCAGCTGAAGCACCAGCTGAAGCACCAGCTGAAGCACCAGCTGAAGCACCAGCTGAAGCACCAGCTGAAGAAGCTGAAGTTGAGGGTCCGGACATGAACGACCCGACCTTTTCCAGCGCTGAGGCTGTGGCCAAGAATCTCGGCCTCAATCCGCATGAGGACAAGTCCTCCGAAAAAGAAGAATAAACCATGGACTGGAGTCATCGCATCATCACCCCAGCTGACCCAGCTTTGATACTGCCGACTGCTGCCCTGAAGAGTCACCTTGATGTGACTTCTGCAGACGATGATACGATGATTGCAGCCTATGCCTCTTCAGCCATTGACTGGGTTCAGGACCAGACAAATCGCTTCCTCGGTCCGACTGAAGTTGAATATATTTTCCCGTTCTTCCCCAGTGTTATCCAACTGCCATTCGCGCCGGTGACTTCCATCAACTCAATCAATTACACCAACGAGAGCGGTGTGAGCACCTTGCTGGTTGATTCGGTTTATCGGGCATCGGCTGGCGAGCCTTATAGAATTTACCCTGCTCATGAGCAGGACTGGCCATCCATTTCAGCTCACCCAGAATCTGTGGTTATCAATGCCACTGTTGGCTATTCTGCTGCTGCGGACATCCCAACCGCCCTGATTCAAGCAGCCAAGATCGTTGTAGGGATTTTCTATGATGATCCAGACGAGCGTGCAACCAAGTCAGCATGGGACTGCGCAGAGCGGCTCTGTTTCAACAAGAGGTTTTCATTTTGAGACATGTCAAAAAGTCCAGAAGAAAAAGGGAGTCGATCCAAATCCTTCGCAATGATGGCTCTCGTGATTCCTTCAATGCGAAGACCGAAGCCAACTGGGCAGTCCTATTTTCAACCAGAGCCCATGTTGCTTCGGCTCCCTCGAAACAAGAGAGCTCTGCTGACAAGGTTTCCGTTTTTGAAGAAGTCAAAATGACTCTGAACAACTCCTCTGAGACCCGTTCGATCCTGCCATCGGACCGCATCCGCTGGTCCGGGAAAGATTTTGAAATCTCTTCCCTCCCTATTCCTGTCAGGGGAGTGGACATCGAGATAATTGCAACGACAGGTTGAGGAATTGAGCATGACCAATAAGACAGAATATAGTGAAAAGAACAGCGTCAAGCTGCTGAAAGACATCAATGGTGGCCTCGGTTCACACAAGAAGGGTGCAATTCTCAATGGGTTGACCCGCAACACTGCCAAGATGCTGGTTGACACCAAGCAGGGCACGCTTGAGTCCGCAACTTTGCCTGATCCTGAGCCAGCTCCTGTTGTGGCTGCGAAAAAGAAGTAACTCCGGTGATTGCTTCATCCAAGCCAGTTAAATTTGAGGGTGGCAGGGAGCTTGATGCAGCTCTCGGCCAGCTCCCCAAGGCGACTGGCCGAAACGTTCTTAAAAGGACGCTGAAGCACGCAATTCAACCAATTGCCGACGCAGCCCGAGCAAATGCTCCCAAGCAGACAATGCATTTGGTTGAGAGCCTTGATGAAGGCTTCCGATTGAACAAGCGCCAGAGCCGTGCAAACCGCAATTCAAAGTCATTCCAAGAGATTCACTTTGGTGCGACGAATGATCCGGCCGCAAGACACCAAGAATTCGGGACTGTCAATCACCCTGCCCAACCATATCTGAGACCCGCATGGGAGGCAAACCGGCAAGAAGCATTCAACCGCATCGGGCCCTCACTCTGGGAAGAGATCGAAAAAGCAGCTGCCCGCGCAGCAAGAAAGACAGCTAGGCTGAAATGATGGAAGAATCACTCACCCAGTGGCTCTTGGCAGAGCCAACAATAACTGGCATCGTCGGCAACAGCCTTGCTTGGAATTTCAGGCCAGAGGACGATGGATATCCAGCCTTGAGCATTTCATTCGTTGCTGGCCCAAAAGACTATACTCATGATGGGTCGAGTGACCTGCAGTATGACAGAATTCAATTTGATTGTTATGGGGAGAGCTACGCAGAAGCCAAGCTCCTCTCCAGAGCAGTCATTGCGAAGATGGAACAATCTTCAAATGGACCCATATCAGGTGTTTTGTTTGAAGGGAGTTTCGTGAATAGTTCCATTGATAGCCGCGCTGATCCTCTCCCATCAGGGAAAGTGATATTTGGGGTCATCGTGGACATGAAAGTGGCCCACAAATCTTGAGAGGAATAAATTATGGCTACCAAAGGCAAAGGTGTTGAGTTCTATCTCCATGATGGCATAGCACTTGTAAAAGTCGCGAACCTGCAAACGGCGACGCCGCCACAGGGCACGCGCGAAACAATCGACGTAACCAACCACGACTCTGCCGGCGATGCCCGTGAGTTCATGGCTGGTTTGCTCGACAATGGCGAAGGCTCGTGCACCATCGATCACAATCCCGGCGACGCTTCGGACCTGTTGGTTCAAGAAGCTTTCACCAGCGGTGATCTTTTGGCATTTGAATTCCGGTTGAATACTCCTGCAGGCGGAAAGCGAGCAATCGCTGGCACTGGCATCATCACTGCTTATTCTCCAGGTGAGGTCGCTATTGATGACAAGATGTCCGCATCTCTGTCAATCAAGGCTTCCGGCATCATCACGATGTCTGCCGTTGTATAATCTGAAAACAATCAATTGAACCCAAGGAAATAATTATGGCTAAATTTGAAGGCAAAAGCAAGCTGAAGGTCGGCACCGGCAAGAACGCAGAGACATACGATCTCGTTTTTGACGCGACGACTTACTGGGAGATTGAGGAGGACGAGAATCTTGGCTATGCCATGGAGGACCTGCTCGAAAAGTTCACCCAGAAAATGAGTCTCGGTCTCTATATCCGAGTTCTCTATCACGCCTTGCGCGGATCGGTTGATTCACCTTCACAAGCAGCCAAGATCATCACAGAGGCAGGTCTTGAGCCAGTTGTCAAGGCCCTTCAGTCTGCAATGGAAGGGTCAGTTGCCGGCGCAAAAAAGCCAGCGACGCAGGAGGAGGCGAAGGAGAGCGAATAAAGTGGGATTGGGAGAAAGCCGTCAAGGGCTGGACCCAAGCCGGTCAACCGCTCTCTGACTTCTTGATCAGGACACCATATTTCATCAACTTGGTGATTTCTGGCTATGCCGAAAGGAGGAAGGAGGACAGAGACAACCTTCTGTCTCTGGCATGGCACGTAGCAGCTCTTTCGCGGAAGAAGGTTCTTCCGAGCTTGGGTGAATTGCTTGGCAAGTTGCCAGAGCCTCAGACTGATGAAGAAATATTTGCGAATCTTGAGGCATGGGCCAATGCCCACAACTCAAAGGTAAAAGGGTGAACAGATGTCAACAGCTGCATTGATCGGTGCTCTCCGAGTCACTCTTGGGATTGACACTGCCCAGTGGGAAGAAGGGGTAAAAAACACCCAGAAAGACCTCAAGCGACTGACCAAGTCATATGAGCAGATGGGCGGCAAGATGAAGTCCATCGGCTCCAAGATGTCGCTGGCCATCACCGCACCACTCGTCGCCTTTGGTTATAAATCCTTTCAAGCTGCCTCCGACGCCACTGAGCTTTCCTCTGCTTTCGGAGAGACCTTTGGCAGCATGACGGATGACATGAATGACTGGGCCATTGCCACTGGTGACAGCATGGGTCGCTCAACCCAAGAGATGCAGAAGGGTGCAAATGCATTCGGCATATTTTTCAACCAAGCAGCCAAGACGCGCGGCGAAGCAGCCAAAATGTCCAAAGACTTCACAGTGCTGGCCCAAGACCTTTCCTCGTTTTTCAATGTTGAGCCTGATGTGGCGATGGAAAAGTTGCGCTCAGGCTTGATGGGCCAGTCTGAGCCTTTGCGAGATTTTGGTGTGTTCCTTACAGAA